TTATTTACTTCTACTATATGTCTTTGGTCTGTTTCATTACCATCTCCATCTAAATCATTTAAATCATAATAACGTTGGTTTACTACAGTATTAAACGTTTCAACACCTTTTAATATTTTAGTTCTACTAGTAAAATCTCTAGACGCTTCTGTTAAATGCAAAGCTATATCAGAATCTAATTCATCAGGAAATACTTTTTTAATGTATGCGTTTAATTCTGTGTGTGTCATATTTTAATAGGTTTTCTTAGAGCGTCCATAACTGGATCTTTTTTTTTACTCGGTTTAACCGCTTTCTTTTTTTTAATTGTTTTCTTTTTTGCCATAATTTCCTCGCAAGAGGAGGGGCATAAAGCCCCTCGCTCTTTATTTTAGATTACTAACTGAATGCAGTAACAAACGCTACATCACTATTTGCATTTAGTATAATCCATTTTGCACCATCACATACTATATGCATACGTGAACCAGCATCTGAAGCATCTCCAAAACCTCTGGTTGCACCAGATGTTATTGCAGTAACTACTCCACTACTATTTAGTATTAAACCACCAACAATATGAGAATCTGAAGTAACCAATACTTCTGAAGCAGCATTACTAGCTACTCCAAGAACTATATCGTATTCAATTCCTTTGTTAGATGCAGTTGCTGGTAAAGTAATTGTAAAGTTCCCTGCGGAACTTGCATCAACAATTATTTTTTTACCAGAATCTGCAGGAGCTAATGTTACATCAGCACTTACAGCTTTTATTCCTGCTGTTGAACCACCTAAATAAGGTCTAGCCATAATAAGCCTCCTTAATCTGTAATTTTAAACAGAGAATGACTCTCAATTAGCTGTATACCAAGTCCTTCATCAGACATATATTGGTCTTTAACACCATCAAAGGCATTGTCAGTTTTAATATTAGCCTGATACATTGCTGGTCTGTATTGTGCATGGAATAGATTCTCATCAGAAACTACAACCATGTACTTATTATACTGATTACGCAATGCTGGAGTTGGAATTAACTGTAACATGCCATGAGGTGTTTCAAGTACTCTATAATTAAAGCCTAATGAATCACGCTTCATGTCACCAAGATTAACACTCCATCCAGAATTTCCAGATAATCCAGAATCACCAGCCATTTTAGACCAGTATCCTAAAGCACCAGCACCTACAAAAGCACGCTTAACACCTGCTTCTGGTACATACTGAAATACTTTTTCCATATCATCTACAAAGTTACCATAAGAATAACTTGCTTCAGAAACAGTAAAGATATTTTCATAATCTTTAGTTGCATCTGAAGAGCCATAAGTTTCTATGGCGCTTACAATCCCATAAGTAGTTCTTATAAGATTTCCAGCTGTATCTGTTCTTCCACCATCAGTAAAAGATTCATTAGCTGCACCATCTCTAGCATCAGCTAAATCTGTACCACCTAATCTTTTACCAAAAAGAAAAGCTTTTTCTTTTTGCATTTTGTGTTCTTGTGCTTTCTGTCTACGCAATCTTGCTAGCTCAGAAGACTCTCCACGAAGAACAGCAGCTTGAAGCGTACCTGTTACTTGTAGAGGAGTTTTAAAAATCTGAGTAGAATTGTGAACAACTGAAAGTTCATCAGCCCAAGCATCTGGTGCAGAACTACCTTCACCATGTGCATTACCAACTACACAAAAATAATCATTATTAGAAACTGAAATAGCACTTAATGCTTTTACAGTAATGTGATTAGCTTCTGGTATAGCTGTAATAATTGCAATACCTCTGTTGGTTGTTTTAGTTACATCCCATATTTCACAAGTTAACCCAATCCAAGAAGAATCTGGTGAAGATGATAGATTGTAAATACCATCAACTTCTAAAGAATCTCCAGCATCATTATTATCTAATGTAGCTCCTTCTGCAGCTTGAAACTCTTGTTTTACCCAAGGGTTTCTATGTTCAAACATTTTGAATATAGGGTCTGGTACTGAACGCATTTCCTGATTACTAACCATTGTAGTAAAGGGAGCAACGTCAGTCCATAGTTCCTTAGTTACTTGTGGGTCTACATAAAAATCTCGGCGATCATCATATAGTACTCCACTAGCTTCTAAGTTTTTTGTTGTTGCAGCCATTTATTTGACTCCTTTTTTACTTAGCGTCCTAGTAATGCATCACTAAATGCTTGCTCTTCAGTTCTTGGCTGTTCAGACTTTCCTGTAATTACAGAAGGGTCTTTAGGTACCGATAACCTTTGAGCTTGATTTTGCATTTCTTGTGTTTTTTGTTGCACTACTGGGTTCGCATTTGTTCTTAATTCAAATAACTTAGCTAAATTATCCATAGATAGATTATCAGGAGCAGAAGCCCATTGAATGAACTCACCTGCTTTTTGATTATCCCAGCCATATGAATTAACAGCATGACTATATGCTTGTTGCCTCATAGCTTCTTCTTGTTGAGCAGCAGCTTGTCTTTGATAAGCAACTTGCATATCAGCTTGACGCTGTGCATCAACATCTTTTAGATAACCAAGATATTCATCTCTATAGTTTTCTTTAGCCATTCGATACTGAAACGACTTTGATTCTGGGTCGTTATAAGCATCGACTTCATTGTAATTAACTGGTTTTTCAGGTTCTGTTGGCTCCTTCAACGAAGACTGTTGAACTCCCATTTGGGTTTGTCCTACAGGTTGTCCGTTGGAGAGCTTGGTTTCTAAACTTTGGAGAACCTCTGGATTTTGACGTATCATTTGCTCTACAGGTTGTAGACCATTTTTATAATACTCCAGTTCTTCTCTAAGTCCAGACAACTCACTCTTGGCTTTATCAGCCTGTGACTGCCAGTACTCATACCTATTAGTGTCTTCCTTTTGGTCAACACCGTTTTCTGTGGTTTGGCTAATTGGTTCTGCAACCTCTTGCCCTGTAACAGGGTTTAGGTCAACGTTAGGAACTGATTCAACTTGAGGTGTCTCTGCAGACAACTCTCCTTGAAACATTTCTACGTTACCTGCGGGTGCAGTACCAGCATCAACTACTTCCAATTTTTCCATTTTCTTTTCCTTTTTTGCGATTTGGTTAATTCCAGCAACCGCTTCCTCAATCTTTTATGCCTCATCCAAACTTAATATACGTTCATTCATTTGACGTTGTGGATTGTTTTCACTTGCTTCAGATAAATCATTTCTAGCCATTTTAAGTTCATCACCTAATCTAGCTTTATATAATTGTTGTGCCATTTCTACTTTAGCTTCTGCTTTAGCAAGTTTCTTTTCAAATTCTTTTACTTCTACACGTTTTCTATCATGTAGTGATTCCCTCTGTGCAGTTTGCAAATCACCTTTAAGTTTTTTAATCTCTTCAGATTGTGCTTGCACCTGCTGTTGCATTTGTTGCATTTGACCATTTCGCTGTAAAACACCTTCCATGTCTGCAACATCAGTTTGTTTTAATAACTCTATTTGGTCAATTAAACCAGCTTGATATAACTGCATATAATACTCAAATCTTGCCCAGCGATTACTTGGCAATGTTGAGCCAGATGCTACAATAATATCATATTTACCTACTGTAATATCATTTAACTTTCCTACTACATTACCTATATCATCATATAAAGGACTATTTACTACAACTTCTTTAGGTTTATTATTTGGTTGCATTAGTCTTAAAACTTTTTGATCTGTGTATACATACTGCATTAAGCCTAAAACTACTTTACCTAATTGATTTAAACCTTCTTCAATATCATCTCTTTTAGATTTAATACGTCTTTGTCCGTATTCATCTAAAGCTACAGTACCTTTAAAAGTTTGTGGTGCAGCACCCATGTCGCCCTGCATTAAAGCGTATATACCAAGGATTCTTTCAATATCAGCTTTAGCATCTGCCTCATTTTTATATAACTCATTTGGCAAAGGAATTGGAGATGCTACTATAGGACTGCCTAACTCTGGGTCAAACTCTATAACCGCTGTTCCAGCCCTACCCCAATCCTGCTCTACTTGCTGTTTATTTACTGCACCACGAGGAATTAATAATTTTACGTTTGTACTACTAGATGCATGTGCAATTATTAATGAACGAATTTTATTTATATACTCTTGTAAACCTTTTACAAGTCTGACATCAGACATTGGATAAGGATTACGATTAAAACCATTCATAATTGGCACTATAGGATATTCTTCTATAGGCAGTATTGATTGATATAGCATCATATCACCTATAGAAACACATTGTTTAATATTTGTTATTTCAATTTCATTAACTAATATTTTTTCTTCTTCTATTAAATGCATCTTACTAGCAACGTCAATATGACTTGTTGAATTTGGAATAGAACCTTCATGTTCTTCTCCTGCCATTGGAACTGGTTGTCCTGACATAGGGTCTTGCATTAAATGAAATGTGTCTCCTACACTTTCATGTAATTGAATATATCCTCTTACTTCTTTTTCATCTGTAAATATTTGCTGTTCACCATTAGAATTAGTTAAAATAACTATTTCTTCATTCTGATAATCTTTGTATTCTTCTGTATTTAATACTTTTTCTTCATTTGCATATGGGTCATATATTTTAAAATAAGGCATACGTACTTTTGAATACCTTGTAAACATTTCTAGTTCTCTATCTCCCGATAACTCTTCTCCAGCAATTCTACTTTTTAAAGTAACATCTTCTGATTTTAAAGCATGTCTACTTTCTGAAGTAATATTTATATGACTAGTTTCTTGTACCTTTTTTATTTCTTCTTCATATTCTGGATAATATTGAATCAATTGATTTTGACTCATTAATTTTGCTACTAAAACATGACCAGAGTCTCTACAAAATGGGTCTTTACTGCTTGGGTCAAAATATACTTCAAGTGGGTCTAATGATTTAAGACAAACTTCACCACGACCAAAGTCTTTATCTGGGTCAGTATATGCCATTATAACTCCCATGCCTTTAACATAGTAATCATCAATAGCTTGCTTGAGTTCTACGTTGCCATTGGAATTATCCCAGACGTAGGACATCAAGTCAGAAAATAAACGACCAACTTCTGTATCGCTGGTTTCTCTGGCAGTTGACTGAAATCGTGGTTTGTTAGCAGTAAGCAAAGCTTTAGCTTGCTCTACTGCAGAAAAAATTACATTTACTACAATTGGTTCTTGAGCTTTATTACGTAATGCGTCAGACTGTTCTTTTGTCCATTGCTTACCATTACGAAATTCATTATCCTCTACTGCTTGCTTTGCCCAGTTTTCTCTGGCAGAGCTATATTCGCTTAAAAGGTCGTGTGTAAATTGTACTTCTGGGTCTTTAGAATTAGAGTTATTATGCATGTATTTAGAGTTTTAATAAGTTAAACTACAAAGTTAAGTAAAAAGTTCCAAATTAAGATGTTTTCCAATCAAATCTTTTCGCTGCAACTCTGCTGCTGGATTGTTTTTCTTTATCTTCTACTACGTGATTAGGTGTATAACATTTTTTCATAGCATAGTATAAACCATCTAATAAATCATCATGTTTACCCCTAGGGTATAATAATAGTTCATTTTTTAAAGATAATTGACTTTTTTTAATATATACTTTTTTTTGTGCAAAGTATGGCTCCATTGTTTCAAGTCTTGATGATTTACTAGTTCGTGGAGACTCTTTTATTTCCAATCCACTAATAAACAGATTTTCTTCTTCTGTTCTTTGCCTTAAATATTCTCGTAACATTTCTTGATAGCCTACAGACTCTATACGTACCTTTACAGGTTTGTATAGTTTAAAATACTCTATAATGCTTTCTGCTAAATTCATAGGGGTTGCTCTTTTGCGATAATATTCTAGAATATACCGATTATTATTATTATCAACTGCTACAGGCATAATTACACTATAGTCAGCTGTTTTGCGTATTGAGGATGCAGGGTCAACCCCCATAAAGACGTTTACTGGTATTTTATCAGAACCAGTATTTAAATAATGCTGATTATCTTCATCTATTTCTAGTTCATAATCATGATATTGTATATAGTCTTCTTTAAACAGCTGGTCTTCATCACCAACTATTTGACACAGATACTCTCTATAAAAAACACTTACTCTTGCTATTGACTCTAACTCTTCTTTTTTCTGTTTTAATTTTTTTATAGGTTGCCATTCTTCCCATAATGCAATTTGTTTATCCATGTCTGGACTAAAATGCATATTTACCCAACCTTTCATTTCTTTTAGTACTTCTACTAAGCAGCGTTGATGCTGCGGTGTGCCAATAACAATTATTTTCCCTTTCTTAGGATCTAGTGAGGGAACTGCTGACTGCAATAACCATCTAAGGTTTTGCTCCATAGCTTCAGCAGTCTTAGTATTATTTTCATCTTCTGGGTCATCTACAATAATAAGCGTAGGTCTTTGACTGCCTACTTTAATTCCTCTAAGCTGTTGACCTGTACCTTTGCAGATAATCATAGAGCCATCTTTTAGTTCTATTTCTGACTTAGCCCATTGTTTTGCACTATGTTGTCCCCAATATCCATATATAGCTCTAAACGTTTCGCTATAATCAAGAGTATCTTTAATTGTACCTAATAATTTTATAGCATGGTCTTGAGTTCTTGATACTAAGACTATTAATTTACTCCCCTCGTGATGCATAAGGTGGTATAAAGGGTAGACACCACCCACAATGGAGGATTTAGCATGACCACGAGGGGCTATGATGTTTACTTGCTTGGAGGCATTATCAAGTAAAGCATCAGCAATCTTATAATGAAAATCTGGAGATGGTACAGTAAACATGTTTGGCATTATAATTTTACCAAACATTATCATATTCTTTTTTAATTTATTTATAACTAGTTTGTTATCTTCTGCCACGTTTTTTCTTTTTTGGTTTAGGGCATGATGTAAGACCATGTATCATTGTTTCTTCGTAATGTCCAGTTTTTATACCACAATGCTTATGATTGCCACAATCTGTAGCAAATGCACATTCTTTATTTATAATAGGACAATGTGCAAACATTAATAAAAATCGTCATTCCATAGCATACCATAAGTTTCCATTTCTTTTAAAGCATCAATAGCTACGGATGAAAGAAACTCTGGGTCACTAGTAGGCATAGCAGAAATAACATGCAATGCTCTAATAGCCACATCTAATTGGTCTTCCATAATATTAGCATTAATAT